TAGTTGGTACAGACGTAACAGCTACAAGTGGTTCTACTGTAGTACTAAGTGCAGGTGCTACTGCTGGTGATATTATTGACATCGTAGGTTATGGTACATTCCAACTTGCAGATCACTATAGTAAGACTGCGGCAGATGCTAGGTTCTTAGGTCTAGCTGGTGGCACTATGACAGGTGACATTGATGGTAACGGCAATAAAGTTTTATTCGGTAACGTATATTCTCAATTATCAGACTTACCAAGTGCATCAACTTATCACGGTATGTTTGCTCACGTTCATGCAACAGGTAAAGGTTACTTCGCACATGCAGGTAACTGGATTCCATTAGCTAATGATACAGAAAAACTAAACTTATCTGGCGGTACTATGACAGGTAACTTAGACGTTGGTGGATCAGTTGAGTTTGATAGCTTATCTGGTACAGGCTCTGTGTCTATTACAAACATACTTGATGAAGATAACATGGCATCTAACAGTGCAACAGCACTAGCCACACAACAGTCTATCAAAGCTTATACAGACACAGCTATTGCTAACCTTGTAGATAGCTCACCGGGTTCTCTTAATACACTTAATGAGTTAGCCGCAGCTTTAAACGATGATGCATCATTTAGTACTACTATAACAAACTCTATTGCTACTAAACTACCCCTAGCTGGTGGTACACTTACTGGAGGTTTAAATGTATCGTCAGGAAATGTTGGTATTGGGACGAGTTCTCCAGCGACACCATTAGCTATACATTCTGCATTGTCAGGTGGTGGTGCAATCGCTGAGTTTAGATCAACAGGAAATACAAGTGCCACTTTAGATATAAGAGCAGATGGTACTGGTGACTCACGCATATGGTTTGATTTAAACGGTGCAACCCCGTTTGCTATAGGTGTCGATAATTCTGATGGTGACAAGTTCAAAATTAGCGGTAATGCTCAATTAGGAACTAATGACAGGCTAACAATAGATTCATCAGGCCGAGTTGGTATTGGTTGTGCGCCTGTTCGTGTTTTAGATATTGCAACTACTACTGGTGGAACAATAATCCACCTTACAGATGATGCAACAGGACACACAGCTAACGATGGTGTAGACATTCAACAGGAAGGTACTCTATTTCAAATACTTAATAGAGAAGCTGGCGATATACGCTTTGGTACAAACAACACAGAACGTATGCGCATAGACTCATCAGGCAACGTTGGTATTGGTACGAGTAATCCATTAGGTTATAAATTGTGGGTAGAAAACACATCTGAAGATTTACTAAAGTTACATAATTCAACAGACGGTTTAGACGCATTAATTTCATTCTCAAACCCCGGTGGTACTTTAGGTAGAATACAAGGAATAGATAATGGTGGTTTAGCGTTTGATGTAGGTAATAATGCTGGAGGTGTTATTGGCAATGCAGTATCTATTGATAACTCAGGCCGTGTTGGTATTGGTACGAGTTCTCCTGATATGCCTTTAACCGTACAAGCTAATAGTGGTGCAAATGCAATATCTATGCGTGGTAGAAGTGACGACTATTCAGAACTCTATGGCACTAGTAATGATGGTTCTACAAAGTATGCGTTTTTGCAAACACATTCAGCGCAAACAAAATTATATACATTAGCTAGTACTCCACTGTTATTTGGTACAAACAGCTCAGAACGTATGCGCATCGACTCATCAGGGCGAGTTGGTATAGCACAAGATACACCGGGAGATTTTAACACTGCTGCTGATGATTTAGTTATTGGTAATAGTGGTGGAGATTTTGGTATGACCATTAGAACTGGTACTGCTAGTAATGGTTCAATACATTTTGCTGATGGAACAACTGGAAATGCACCAAATAGAGGTATTATTACCTACGACCACTCTGATGACCATATGCATTTTAGCACTTCAGCATCAGAACGTATGCGCATAGACTCAAATGGCTATGTTGTAATTGGCTCTACATTACAAGGCTCACAAAATGCTGTTACAATAGGTCAAGCAGGTTTTGTGCAAGCAAGACGAGCAAGTGGTGCGGCGGCTTTCTTTGATAGACTTACTAATGATGGCACTATTATACAACTCCGCAAAGGCGGGGCAGATGTAGGTAGTATTGCGGCTAACGGCGGTTCTATTATTGTAGGGTCTGGTAACACTGGGTTATACTTTGATGATGGTTCGGATAGGTTAATACCAGTAGACCCAGCATCAGCAAGCGGCAGGGACAATGCTGTTAATCTGGGTGGTAGTTCAGAAAGGTTCAAAGACGTATACGCTGTAAACTATTACGGCGATGGCTCTAACCTAACAGGTGTTGGTGGCAGTACAGCTTTTGGTGCTGTTGGTACTTATGGTCTTATTGGTGCTGGTGCTGGTAGTGGTAATTACACTGTTGGAGAAACAATAGCAGGTTCAAATCTACAAACAGCATATGCTGTTTATAATTTTGTATACGACACTATTACTGCGCAATCAGGAACTTGGCGTTGTATGGGTTATGGGGGAACTGGCTACTATGGTACACTTTGGGTCAGAATATCTTAATAATAATAATAGGAGGCGTTAATGCCAACAGTAACAATAACAGAAGTGCGTAACGCACAATCACTAAACGCAGAGAATACTGCATTTGAAGTAGAGATTAACCATCCAGAGTTTGATTGGATACCTTATCATTTAAACCCTGATGATACAGATATGACTGTAGACAACAGCGTATTGCTTGGGCTTATTGGCTCAGACTATGCGGCTTATGTAGCACCTACTCAAGAAGAACTAGATGCAGGTTTAGCGGCAGGTCTTAGGGCGCAACGTGACCAGAAGTTAGTCGAAGAAGTAGACCCTATAGTAACTAACCCTCTACGCTGGGCTGAACTTACAGATGCTAAACAGGCAGAGTGGACACAATACCGAACTGACTTGCTAAACCTACCAGATCAAGCAGGTTTTCCGAATACAGTAACATGGCCTACAAAGCCAACATAAGGATATAAAATATGAGTAAGGCAAGAGACTTAGCAGATAGTGCACAAGAGATAAACATTTTAGATGGTAAAAGTTTCCTTGATGAGGATAACCTTGCTAGTGACTCTGCTACTGGTATTGCTAGTCAGCAGTCTATCAAAGCATATGTTGATGGTATCACTACAACTAACATCACCTCTACAGGTGCATTGAATAGTGGTAGCATAACGTCAGGCTTTGGTAACATAGACAATGGCTCATCTACTATAACAACTACAGGTGCTATAACAGGTGGTAGCTTTGTAATAGGTAGTGCTGATATTAATGAGAATGACTTAGAGAGTATTGATGGTATTACCGCAGGTACAGTATCAGCATCTAAAGCTGTCGTAGTTAATACAAACAAAGATATAACAGGCTTCCGTAACATAACAGCTACAGGTACTATCAGTGGTTCACTTAGTGGTTCTCTATCATCTACTACTACAGCAACTACACAAGCTGAGTCTGATGATAGTACTAAAATAGCTACAACAGCTTACGTTACAGATAAGATTACAACACTTATTGGTGGCGCACCAAGCACACTCAATGACTTGAATGAGTTAGCTGCGGCTATCAACGATGACGCTAACTATAACTCTACACTTACAACAGCATTAGGCACTAAGCTACCAAAAGCTGGTGGCACTATGACAGGCGATGTCCTGTATAATAATAACGTCAAAGCTAAGTTCGGTGCTGGGTCTGACCTCCAGATTTATCATAATGGGTCTGATAGTTATATTCAAGATGAAGGAACTGGACGACTTAATATTAGAGGAAACGATGGCGTAAGGATACAAGCTACTGGTGGTTCTGAAAACATGGGAGTGTTTAACCAAAATGGCTCTGTTGATTTATATTATGATAACGCCAAGAAACTAGCCACAACATCAACAGGCATACAGGTCACAGGTAATATAGCTAATGCTTCTGGCGACTTCACACTAGACGTTGCAGGAGATATTAACCTTGATGCTGATGGTTCAGCCATCAATCTTAAAGATGGCGGTACACGCTTTGGAGCTTTATACAAAAGTAGCAATGACTTTTTAATATATTCTGCAATAAGTGATGGAGATATGAAACTTCAAGGTTTAGATGGTAGTTCTGTTATAACAGCCCTAAGACTTGATATGTCTGACGCTGGTACAGCTATATTCAATAGTAGAGTAGCAATAGCAAATGGTACGGCTAGTTTGCCTAGTTATACATTTAGCGGTGATACAAACACAGGAATGTTTAGACCAAACTCAGATAACTTAGGATTTTCTGTAGGTGGCACTCAAAGAGCATTTATTAGTGCTACTCAGTTTAATGTTAATACCAAAATTGTAGCTACAGAATTAGACATAAATGGTAATGCTGACATATCAGGAAACGTAACTGTAGCAGGTACAGTAGATGGACGTGATCTTGCGGCAGATGGTGTTAGATTAGATACAATGGCAACCAATGCTAACAACTATTCTCACCCAACAGGTAATGGTAATAACCATATCCCTAGTGGCGGCTCTACAGACCAAATACTTAAATATGCATCTGCTGGCACTGCACAATGGGCAGACGCTAGTGGTGGCTCAAGAGTATTGTTAAGCAGGTCGGTTATGAACAACACTTCATCTTATGTTTTTACAGGAGTTGATAGCACTAAGTATGATAGTTACTATATTGAGTTTAATGGCATAGTCTGCACCCAAGACTCAAAAGATTTCTTAATGAAATTTAGTGACAACGGCGGTAGTTCTTACAAAGGCTATGGGGATGTACGAGGAACTCTCTTTTACCATAAGGGTGGCTCTCAGTTGAGCGACACTTGGAACGAAGATATGAGAATAAGTAGACAACAAGGCTTTACTACTTCAGGAAACTTTGGAGCTAATGTGAGTGGATATGTAATGATAATGAATGCACATGGTGGAAATACAGTAACCACCCAAGCGATGGGGTCTGCTACATATAGGGCATACAGCAATGAACAGGTAGTAACTTTGTATTCTTGCGGAACTGCTGAAGAGAGTTATTCAAGAAATATTTGGACTGATTGGAATGCATTCAAGCTACAGTTTGATAATGGTAATATGCAAAAAGGTACAATTTCAGCTTTTGGTATACTCAAATAAAAAAGGTAACGACGATGTCAAATCACAAAATAGTAGACGGAATAACAATACAGCTTACTGAAGAAGAAGAAATCCAACTAGCGGCAGAACGGGCGGCACAAGAGGCTAAAGCTCCAGAATACGCAAGAAAAGTACGTGATGACTTACTCTTATCAGATGTAGACCCTATTGTATCTAATGCTTTACGTTGGAACGAAATGTCAGAAGATAAACGAACGGAGTGGACTAATTATCGTCAAGCTCTGTTAGATATAGAAGACTTAGATGGCTATCCAGATAATATAACATGGCCTACTAAACCATGACTGAGAGTTGGCATCTTTCTAAGTCAGTACCAGTTACGTTAATCGTAGCTATCGTACTACAAACTATATCACTTGTATGGTATGTGTCTTCATTAGACTCTTCCGTCAAAAATAATGCTCGTGATTTAGTTCGCCAAGAAACTCGTATAAATACACTAGAGAAGACAGTACAAATGCAAGCTGTCTCTCTAGGACGTATTGATGAAAACATTAAAGCTATTCGTAACCTAGTAGAGAGAATGGCAGAACAAGATAATAAATGAAACTCTTACTTATACTATTTACCCTACTAATCGGTAGTATTGCACATGCCGATGATGATGTTATAAAGACTGACACTAATAGTACTATAACTTCAAATGGTTCTATGGATACTACAATCAATAGCCCACCACCATCGGCTATATCTCCACAGATAAGTGCAAGTAACTCTGACTTATGTACTGTAGGTGTAGCAGGGGCAGTACAGACACAGATACTAGGTATCTCAGCAGGTCGTACAGTACGTGACATGAACTGTGAGAAGCTCAAGAATGCTAAGACTATGTATGACATGGGCATGAAGGTAGCCGCAGTATCAGTAATGTGTCAAGACGAAAGAGTGTTTGATGCTATGATGAATGCAGGTACACCATGCCCTAAAGATGGATTAGTTGGTGATCAAGCTAGACTAGCATGGGATATGGAAGCAGTTAAAGATGAGATCGAACGAGATCAAAACGATGTAATCAGAAAGATGTTTGATGAGAACAGTGAAACTAAGATTGGCTTGGGTGTTATCTTTAGTACTCTTGCCTTCTTACTCCTACTCTGAACCATATACGTATGGAGCTACAGGTAATGCGGCATCAGGTGCATTAGGTTGGTCTATGGATTCTATCTTACCTAGTATCGGTGGTGTAGATATAAATGGATTACTCTATAGGTACACTACAGTAAAAGACCCAGAAGCAGATATGAAGGTACATGTAGGCAATCACAACGCAAGTGGAGATGGTTATACATTTAGAGAGACTGATGATTGGTCTGGCGTACCCGGAAATACTATTGTTAAGTCTTTCCCTCTTTCAAATATACCAGCATCTAAATGGGGTACTGGGTTTGTTGAAGTTGAGGGTGAAGGAACTGTTAAAGATGCTGTTGTAATAT